TAGCGACCTTGATCGCCTTCTGCATATGTTCGAAAGTCTCTGAGAGCTTTTCGAACGCTTCCTTGATTCCGTCCAGGAACCCCGTAGCCGGGTCTTCTCCTCCGCCCTTGAAGCGGTCGACGACCTTCTTGACGAGCAGGAACAAGCCGGCGAAGAGACCGGTGTCGATCCCCTTGAGAATGTCGCTGTAATTGATGTTGTTGAAGACGACGCTGATGACGTGAGTAACGTCCTTGAAGGCGTTTTCGACCTTCTTGATGAGGGGCTCGAAGAACTTCCCCACTGCGTCCAAGATAGTGAGGAACTTAGCCCAACCCTCTTGGATCTTCTCTCCAAGACCAGCAAGTGGCGCAAGCTTGGATGACAGATCGTCGAACGGCTTGGTCGCGGTAGACCAGTCGAACTTGGAGAAGAGAGTGTGGAGGTATTCGCCGAATTCCTTGAGCAGACCGAGCGGCTTGGAGACGACGGTTTCGAAGTCCTTGAAGAACTTCTGAAGATACCCGCCTTGTTCAATCGTCTGTTTGAGATTGACGAGGAAGTTGCCGCTGGCGGCAGTCAGTTTGAGGAACTGGCCGGGGGCACCCGCGACCATTCCGATAAGATCGCCGAGAGTCTTGAGGACTTCCTTGACGATGTCCCATCCGATACCAAGAACTGCGAAGACTCCTGCGAAAGTCTCCTTCAGTTCCTTGGCGGTAGTTCCTCCTATTTTGAGCCTTTCCATGAAGTCACGGAAAGTCACAGTCATGTCGTACAACTGCTTAGCCGTGGTTGGAGGAAAGACCTCTCGGAACGCGTCCTTTAGGGGTGCTACAGCCGCGGAGAAGTCATGCACCGTGGCGACGAGACCGTCGATCAGCGCTTTGCGACCCCCGAGCTTATCCCAACCCTCCAGTAGATTGTTGAGCGCGTAGATGGGGTTGGTGAGGGCATTCTCAGCAGCTGTGTGAAAGGAACTGAAGAGCTCGGTAGCCTGGTCGATACCGCCGAATACGGTTTTGAAGATCGCGGCGTAAGCGGTCGCTACTTCTTCCTTGAGCGCCTGGGTCAGCTGAGTCATGGTCTTGATCTTGGTCGCCGAATCGACGGCGATCTGACCCGTCTTCAGAATCTCCTGGGCTTGCTTCTCCGTGAAGCCCATGGCTCTGATCTGAGCATCGGTGAGGTCACCAGTGAACTGAGACAGGGTCTGAGTCAAGACCTTGGAGGTGAGCCAGCCTTCCTGAAGACTCTCTCGGAAGCTGCCGGCCTTCTTGATAATGGCGTCGATGTTGGTACCCGCGGCACGAGCGGTATTCACCAACGCATCTTGGAACGTCTTGCCGCCGAGACCAGCGTTTACGACAGAGTTCCAGTCCTGAAGCTTTACCGATCCTGCGGCGATAGCCTGAGACAGCTGATACATCGCACCGGAAGCCTGCTCGGCACTGGCTCCAGACAAAGCCGCAAGGTTAGCGATACCCTTGATCGAACTGACCGACGTCTGAAGATTGACACCAGCCGCGGTGAAGGTACCGATGTTCTTCGTCATATCGCTGAAGTTGTACACCGTCTGGTTGGCGTACGTGTTCAGCTCGGCGAGCGCCTTGTTGACGTCCTGTAGCTTGGTGCCTTCGGATGCCGTGTTGGCGAGGATCGTCTGGACTGCGTTGATCTGGGTTTCGTAATTGGCGAAACCGTCTCTGATCGGTTCGATCGTGAAAGCCTTGGCAACTTCGATACCCGTGTCGATTACCTTGCGGGTGATCTCCGTCAGGGCGGTGATACCGATAATCGACAGGGTTTTGAACTTGCCGGCAACCTCTTCGACGCTCGAGGCTATGCTACCGAGGGAAAATCCCTTGGCGGCACTGCTGACGTCCTCGATTCCCTTGGACGCGCCCTCGAGCTTCAGACTCTTAGACAGTTTGTCCAGGGATCCGAGAGTTGTGGATATGTTTTGTTCGAACGCCTTGTTGTCGAACGTCATTCTGACGATACTCTCGTCAATGCCGCTCATTTAGAGGTTACCGCCTTCCACACGTCGTTGGCTATCTTGTCGAATATGGGCTTCATCGCAGGATTGATGAAGTCTCGACCTTGGACATACCCGCCTGTTCCTGTAGCGTGACCATACTGAAGCATGATGACGACACGGAAACCGTTTTCGACATCGGTATTCGTCCAAGCGATTCGGTAGACGCCTCCCGACGCCGTGACTTCATAACCCCAAGAGTCGGCAGCCAAACCAGTCAGTGTCGGAGTTGCTTTTTCAAGAGCGTTTACTCCCGCTTGCCCGTTGGCTTTGAGGATCCCGACTATGTCTAGTTTGGCTGCCCTCTTCAGGAAGTCTGCAGTCTTCTGGAAGGAGCCTATCGTGGTTACGTCAATCACAACAAACTCCTCCCATTTTGACTAATCCAGGCCGGTGATGTTCTGCGCCACGCTGAAGTTGTAGGCCAGACTGGTGCGAGACGCGTCGAAGCCCGCGAAGACGGTGCGCAGATCGGCTGCCTCGTCGGCGGAGTAACTGAACATAGCGATGATGGGGTCCACTCCGGTGTTGGGGCCGGAGGTCGGGATCGGGTAGAGGTTGAGCCAGTTGGCGATGACGTGGCAGTGGTCGAAGGCGTTGCGGAGCTCGACACAGGCCTGGGCGGCCTTGGTGTCGATGGTCGCCCTGGACACGGTGTAGCCGAGAGTCATGATTGCTCCTTATTGAGCGGGGGTCAGTGTGTATGAGAGGTATCCGTGCAGTGTTGAACTCCAACTGGAATTCACACGAATCACGAATTGTGTTGTGCTGATGGGCATCGCGCCGGCGTTGGTGAAGACGGCCGATCCGAAACCAGTAAGTCCGTTGAGTTGTTCCGTGACCAAATAGTTAATCACGTAGTTGGTGTCGGGCATGGACCTACCCGAAGGAAGCGTGATCGTCAAGGTCGTATAACCCGAGTTGATCACGTTTCCCAGATCTTGCCCCGCTACGGAAACGACACCGAATACCGTTCGCATCCATCGCGTCCATCCATTGGTGGAGTTACCGGTTCGAATCCATTGTGCAGGATTGGTGATCGTGCCGTTTCCATGCTGGGTGAACGTTTGTCTGGCGAAGTCTGAACCGTCTCGATAGGTCATGATTTCGCCGTACAATCCGACGAAGTCCCATCCCGAAGAAGCAGCTCCGGTGTAGTAAATCCGAGATTCGCCCTGTGGGTAACTCGTGAACGGCGTGGTTTGGACAAAACCAGACGGGTTCAGCGTGTACAGCATCTGGACTATCTGCCAACTGGTCCAACCGCCAGTCGTGTTGTATGTTCGTGCCCAACTTTGCGGGAAGGTCGACCCACCGGAATTCGAATAGAACGTCTGCTCAGTGAGCGTGTCGCTGATCCGATTGGTGATGACGATACCCTGACTGGTATTCAACGACCAACTGTCAGCAGTTCCGACAGTCAGTAGCGAGACACCGAATGGGTAAGAGGACGCTGGAGAAGTCTCACTCAGAGACGAAAGCAGATGAACCGCGTTGTCGTCGAGAGCCAACTTCTTCCAGTCGGACCAACCGCTAGTGGTATTTCCCGATCGAATCCATTTCTCCGGAACCACGCCAGTACCGTGAAGTCGTGTCCACGTCTGCGATGTGTCTCCGTCACCGTATCTGGCTGGATAGTTGACTGTGACGATGCTGCCCCACTTACCGGAGAAGGCCGGCCAATATGCGGCAGCCTGTACATCGCTGACCCACATCAACGACACACCGTCTGGATAGTTGATCGAGGCGGTATCGTAATGGTAATCGACGGGGCTCAAGTAGTGTACTAGGTCTTCCGACGGCACGGCTACCAAAGCGTTACCAGCGTCAATGGTCGATCCGTCGTGCTTGGTCAGGATCAAGTGACCCGAACCATTGATGGATCCGCCGACTACCGAAGAAGCCTCGATGGCCATCATTCGATCGGCGGTCAATCCGGTCACTGTTGCCATGAGGTCTCCTTCCTACAAAGAACTGAGTGTGTAGCTGACTTCGTCGATATAGACTGCCGAGGGCCAGGTGATCTGGAACGAAGTCGAATCGAGCATCTGAATCGCCGTGGATGGTCCGGTTACAGTGAAACTACCGTCTCCGTGGTCGATCACTCGAAGAATGGAGTACTGCTCGAAGATATCCATGACCTCGGTCGGAGATGGGAGCCGGGCGGAATTCTGAGCAGAACCGTAGAGAATATCCTCGAGTGCAGAGACGGTAGCAGAATGAGCGACAGAAGTGTCGATGACGACGTGTGAGGTTCTGGTGACCCTCGAAATATCTACCGGAACCGTGGCGAAGTCCCATCGGAATTGAGCAGCCAGATCCGGAGCATACTTGAACGCCGACGGAGGAATCGATACATTGTAGACGAGATGAATCTTGTCTCCGGATCGATAGCTCAGACCGAAATCGGTAGCTCTCTTCTGCACGAAGACGTTGTCGAAGAACGAGTCGGGGTACGTGTAGGCTTCGATCGTGCCAGAGAAATAACCGATACGTCGTCGAGAGGTGTTCTTGACCCCGTCGATATACCGCGTCATCTCGTCAGAACCGTAGGGAGTTTCGGTAACGGCAAGAAGTCCGTTCCAAGTTTCCCCCGGGGCATTTTTCGGGTAATAGACTCCACGTTCGAGTCCGGAGTCGAATCCGCGAGGACTCAGCCAATCCAGTCTGGTCATGATGCCTACAGGTACGACGCGCTGATCTGAGCACCAGCGGCGACGTTGGTGGTATCGGTGGCCGCTGCGGCTCCGGTGACGGCAATGGAGATGCCTGAAGTGAACCGCTTCCCCTGGGAGTACTGCACCGGCAGGAAGGCGCCCGCTGCGACGGGGATCGTCATCATCGGCACGTTGGTGCCAACGGTGGGTGCTACGATCATGTTGTAGAGCTTGACGTAGATCGTCGCGGCGGTGAGATTCGAAACCGAGATCTCGAAGAGAGAACCCGCAGACCCCTTGATAGCGGCAGCGTTGGTACCCGCTGTCGTCACCACGGTGTAGGGAGTCGGAGGAGCCGGTGTTTCGGTGGAGTTCACACTTGGTGTACCAGTGATGGAGACTGCCGGAGTTCCGGAAATGGCCACGTTGGGCGTTCCGGTGATACCCACGTTTCCGGCTACGGTGGCTGTACCAGACACTGTCACCGTGGGAGTGCCCGATACGGTAACTGCCGGAGTTCCGGTGATACCCACGTTTCCAGACACAGTGACTGCAGGGGTGCCGGAAATGGACACTGCCGGCGTACCCGAGACGGCCACCGTTCCGGAGACGTCGGTTCGCACTCGACCACCAGTGGTCATGCTGAGTGGGATGACATCTCCGTCGACCTGCGTCGGCGCGGCAGCTTGGACCTTCCCCGATGTGAGAAGGTTGGAATCCACAGTTAACCTCCTGTGATTATTCGAGGAATGGCGTAGTTGCCGGCAGAAGTGTCGAGCCAGAGAATCGGATCTTCTCCGACAGCAGGAGGTTGCGGATGTACCGGCTGCATCACGGCTCGAGCATTGACGGGGTCGACTTCGTGGATCTCGTACACGTTCGTCTTGACGAGAACTGCCTTCAACGGAGGATAAGCCATGGGGCTGAAGAGGTTTACGAAGTCTTGGGGTGCGGGGAGACTAGCCGCGGAAATATCGTTACCGTACAGAACGTCTTCGATTGACTTGAGCCGGAACGGGATCGTGTATCGCGAATCGATCACGAAATGCGCGGTTGGTCGATAGCCGGAAATAAACGGAGACTTGGTGGTCACCGACCAACTCATCGTGTCGGCAGAGGCCGACGTGGTCTGAGTCTTCCGAGTTCTCTGCGACGGAGCGGCAAGTGCGTTGTAGACGACATGGATTTTGTATCCGTTATTGTCGCCGTCGACATCGTTACCGATCTTCGTTCTGTAACTGAAGTTGAACGGTACGCGCTTTTGCTGAGTGACGTACAATCCGTTCTGAACAGCAACACTGCCGTCGCACGGGCCGAATTCTGGCGGGCTGGAGAAGGCAGCCAAAGTAGCTGCGTATTCCTCGGCGGTGGACATATTCAAATACTTCAAACCGTCGAGGTAGTACGGCTTTGCGGTACCGCCAGTCACGTTTTCATTGATCGAGATCAAACCTGTCCAGGCAACTCCTGGTTGGTTTCCTACGTAAAGAACGCCTCTGTCGACTCCGGTCTCGTAGAAACGCTCTCCGGTAGCGCTCCAAGTGAGACGCGACATTATTTAACCTCCTCTCAGCCGGAAGTACCTAGTTGTTTCTTTCTCTGCTCGTTCAATGCTCGATTTCGACGAGCGACTTCGGCCATGCTCAGTTCTTCTGGCGGCTTGTTCTTCTCATTGCAGACTCGAACAAGAGTCAGAAGTCTGTTGAGGTGCCAGTACTGGCATTCGAAGGGTATGTTGAGCGCAGTCATCCAGTAATAGATGATCTCTGCAGTGACTACTTCCTGGCTTCGGTTTCGAGGGTCGTCGTCGAACCATGTCGCAGTCATCTTAGCGTTGATGTACGTCGCGATGGATTCGACATTCTCTTGGGAGAGGCGATCGAAGACGTCCGAAGGAACGTTCGGCGTGAGAGTCATAGCTTTCACATACCAAAGCGTTTCTTCTACGGTCTTCGCTTCTTCTCCGAAGAACGGTTTTTCGAAGAACGACTCCCATTTTGACAAAGAAGCCAGGGAGTGCTCCATCTCGATGGCGAACCCTTCGGAGAGGAACTCGTTGGTTTCCTCGTTGAAGAGGGTGTTCATCGGTACTTCTATGATGAGCACTCCCTGGCCTCCTTGTCATACCGACTACACGTAGGTGAAGAGCCAGTCGTTGTCGGTGACGAGCGGGAACTTGTACCCGGTGTTCGGCGACGCGACGACCACGGTGTCGGTGGTGATGACAACCGTCGAGGTGGTGACAGCGACGCCGTTGATCGAGTAGGTGATACCGGTGACGGTCGGGATGGTGATGGTGTGGGTGCTCGAGTTGTAGGTCGGAGCGACCGGAGTCACCTGGGTCACCGTACCGGCGAAGAGAGCGAGGACGGCGGCCGGAGCGGGCAGGCTCGGGTTGGTACCGACGGTGCCGTACAGCAGATTCTCGAGGTTCGCCAGTGCGGTGGCATCCACCTTGGTCGAATCGATCGTGAGGGTGGCGGTCGGGTCGTAGCCCGGGACATCGACCGGAGTGGTGCTGATGCTCCAGGCGAGTGCGATCGCCTTGGGCGAGTTGTTGACCGTCTCGAAGGCCTTCTGGGACGGCGCGGCGAGAGCGTTGTAGATCAGGTGCAGCTTGTAGCCGTAGGCGGTTCCGACGAGGTCGTTACCCACCTTGGTGCGGTACGAGAGACCGAAGCTTGTACGACGCTGCTGACCGATCGAGACGCCGGCCTCGGGAGATGCCGAACCGTCACACTGGCCCCATGCGTCCGGGTAGGTGAAGGCCTCGACGTCGGCGTCGAATTCCTCGGTGGAGATCAGGTTGAGGTACTTGATGTTGTCCGCGTACTGCGGGTTGGCTGCGGCGCCGGTCGGCTTCTCGGTGATCTTGGTCAGACCGTTCCAGGCGTAGCCGTTGACGTACGCACCGGTACCATCGGGAATGTAGAGAACACCTCGGTCGACACCGGTCTCGTAGAGTCGGTTGCCGACGGTGTCCCAAGCGAGCTTAGTCACTTGCTCTCCTCAGAAGTAGAGAAAGAAGACGTCGTGGTTGAGTTGGTTTGCCGCGAAGAACCGATTACGGTCACACATCGGCAAAGCGGCAACCTTGTTCGGAATCGCGCTGTCGGGATCCTGGTCGATCACGGTTACCTGGTAGTGCTGGGTGAAGCGATAAGGCGCGTTGTCGGCGTATTCCGTCACCGAGGAGATGTACCGTTGGTAGACAATGCATGGATACTGCAACTGTATACCAGGAGGTGGTTGGAAATAGACATTCCCGCTGCCTAGAATGCCCTCGAGGAGCGTTTGCAAATCAGCCCTAGGGGCCATTGTAGACTCCTCCGAGTCTTAGGTGGAGACGGGGACTGAGTACGTCAACGTCTGTGATGATCCACTTAGTCCCCCTCCACACCACGTAGCGCATGGCAGCGATGTTTTCGTTCGCGTAGGCGTCCGCGACGATGGATATGGAGTTGTTCACCGAGATGTCGTTGTTGACTTTGTCGGCTTCGTGGAACTTCAAAGCGTTCCTTACGACATCACCCATGTACTTCTTCTCGGTGACCGAATCCTTCCAAACGCCGGGGGAAACCTCAGTGTTGCCCTGAGAGAAACCGATGTTTCCGCTGAACTTTGCCATGACTGCTCCTTAGTTAAATATCAACGTGCTTGGGTGTTGGGTGTTACGCGTTCGGCCGCTTGAACATCCAGAAGTCCGTGGCGTTGTCCTCGAAGTAGTAGTTCGTCGCCGGGAAGGCCTGGACGTTGAGGGTCGCGCCCGCGGACAGAGCCGTCTGGGGACCGGCGGTCAGAGTGGCGCTGGTGTCGGAGTTCTTGTAGACGACGCCGGTCTGGGTCGGGATGGTGACGATGCCGGTGGTGGAGTCGAAGACCGGCTTGGTCGCCCTGACCAGGACGTTGGCGCCGGCGGTCGCGCGGATGACCAGGGCCGACTTGACCTTGACGAGAGCGCCCGAGGCACGGGTCTCCATCAGGTACTTCTGCTGGTTGTAGTCGATGTCGAAGAAGTCGAAGTAGCCGACCTCGCCGCCCTTGTCGGTACCGACGTTGTAGTCGACCAGGTTGACGATGATCCCGATCAGGTCGGCGACCTCGTTCATGGGCTCGACGGTGACGATCTTGGCGACGCCCAGGGCCTCGGCGACCTCCTGGTTGTTCATGTAGTACCGACGCCCCATGGCGTCCTTGGCCTTCTTGAACATGTTGAGCTGCTTGATGGTGGTGTAGAAGGTCGGGGTGCCGGTGCCCTTGTAGAACTCCATGCCGTCCAGGACGACATCCACGACCTCGTCGTAGTTGGAGTTGGCGTCAGAGACGTTGGCGTACAGCGTGGTCACGAAGAGCTCGTGGTCGTTCGCGATGGAACGGATACCGTTGCCGTCCGCGGCACCGATCGGGTCCTTGACCTTGTCCTGGTCGCCCACGGTCCGGCCGTCACCGATGAGGATCGCGCGGGCGAACTCCTCGTCGAGCATGATGCGCATTTCCTCCTTGAGGAACGCGACCACGTCGAAGTCGGTGATGTCCAGGATGTCATCCCGGTCGAGCTTCTGCTTCTTGTAGATGGTGGTCGGGGTGGTGGTGCGCTTGGTGACGCCGAACCACTCCTCGACCTTGTAGCTACCCTTGATGTAGCCCTTGGCGCGGGCCTCGTCCTGGGTGATGTCGGCCACGATCGTCTTCACCCGGGAGAACGGGGTGTGACGGGTGTTGGCGAGGACGTCGGTGACCCACTCGGTCCGACGCTTGTTCAGCTCCGGAACGTTGTCGATGTTCTGGAACTCCGGGAACATCTTGTCGATGTTCTCGATACCGTGCTGCAGGGCGTAGCTCTGCACCGCCTCCTTGAGGGAGCCCATCTTGATCGCGGACGCGACGATGCCCTTGACGTCCTCGTGGGACAGAGCGAACTTCTCGTCGGTCTTGGTGCCGCCGTTGCCGGACTGGTCGAACACGTTGCGCGACATGGTGTTGTCGGCTCCTTCCTGGTGGGTGATGGTGTTGCTCTTGGAGGCGTCGTCCGACTGCTGCACGGACTGGTCGTTGGTGACCTGAGCGATCGCTTCGCCGATGAGGTAGTGGACGACGTCCTTCTGCTCGTCGTCGAGCGTGTCGTAGACCTCCTGGATCGTCATGTCCGGAGTGGGATCGTCATCGTCGTTCGGGTCCGGCTTGCCGGGGTTGGCGGCGTCCTCCTTGGCGGCAGCCAGAGCCGCGGACTTCGCGTCGTGCTCGATGGTGAGCTCGAACTCTTCGCCGGTGTGGATGATCGCCTCGTCGTCGAGCTCCTCGAAGGACCCGTCGCTGTGCTTGAGATTGACGTAATCGATGACCGCACCCGGGTTGGCGCCGGCGAGGACCAGACTGACCTCGCGGATCGTCCCGTGGACGACGTTCGAACCCTTCTTGGCGAGCTGGTTGGCGTAGATCGACAGGGACTTGATGTCGCCGTGCTGGACCAGCTGCTTGGCGTTCTGGCCCTGCTTGGTGTTGTTGAAGAACGCGTTGGCTCGGACGCCGTCGTCGTGGGCCTCGAGGATGGCGTGACCGAGAACGTTGTCCTGGCTGTTGTGCCCGTGCTGCCAGACCAGCGGCACCTGCATCTTGTCCATGTGCTGGAAGGCGCCGTGCATGATGGTCACGCCGTCGGAGCACTTGAGGCCGGCCTTGGTGGCCCAGCCACTGAAGTCAGGTTCCATTTTGACTGTCCCCTCCTGATTCTATTGCTAGTAGTTGCCGTACACTGGGGACGGCGGTTTGCTGGACGTAGTTGGGTGGCGGGAGCGCCGGCTGCGGCTGAGGCTGAGGCATGTTGCTGTTGATGAGCTGATTAGCCTTCGGGTCGCTGGACGGCTTGTACCCGATTCCCTGGCGAATCTCGTTCGCGGAGAGGACTTCATTCCGACTGAACTTGTCGACGATATCGGCGAGCTCGGACATCGGAACGAGATGGAACGGGTCACGGAAGTACGTGATCGACTGGTTCTGCGTCCGAGCCGTCTTGGTCAGGAAGGATCGCTTCATGGCCTCGGTGATAGCTTGGACAACAGGCTCCACAGTCCGGTTGAAATAGTTGATCATGGACTTCTCGTCGGCCGTACCGTTCATGACCTCGACGGTCAGACCGAGCTGAATGTAGAGCTGAGCGGTGAGGTACTCGATCTGCTTGAGGAGATTGTTCTCTACCGGTCGATTCAGCTGAGTGATCTTCTCGGTACCGTCGGTGTAAGCGACACCGTACTGACTACCCTTGAGCTGAGTCTCGATGTCCGCTCGTCGCTGTTCCGCTTGTTGCTTTCGAGCGTCGGACTTGATCACGTAGGGCAGCTGGATGATGAGATCGAGCTTTCCTGAACTGGATTGCTCGTCTACGCTGTCGAGCAGATTCAGCTTGCGAATCAGCCGCTGCAGAGTTGAGTTGTACTCGTTCATCACGGCGTAAAGCGGATTCTCCACAATCGCGGCAGTCCGCTTGGCTACCCAGATATCCTTAGTGATGCCGTCTCGTTCGTCGTAGAGACGAACCTGGACTTGACTCGGAGACCAGGCCATCACTTCGCCGACGCGCATCGAATTGATGATGAACGAATCGGATACAGCGGGGTCGATACTGGTGTCTACAGGGACGATAGCCACTACACCTCTCTCGAAGAGAGACATGGCGATGTCCTGTCGGAATTGCCGCGGACCCTGATCCAGGTTGGGATCCACAGTCAGGCAGTCCTGTAGTGTACTGCCGATGTCGTTGAGGTACTGGCCGTCGTTGTCCGTTCGGACATGTCGAATGTTGACGCCGGAGACGTCGATACTCAAACGAGTGTAGATAGACGCGATGATCGTCTTCTCGTTCGTGAACCTTGTTCGTACGCGACCCGGCGGACCGTAATTGATCCGACCGTAATCGACATTCGACTGTTCGTATGCGAAGGTGTTGTTCTGAAACACGTTCCAGCCGTGTTTGATACCTCCGATCATACGTTCGACAAAGTTGGCCATGTGTTCACCCCCTTCCCGTTATAAGTTTCGGATCAGAGCTTAGATGCTCGAGATGTTGTAGGCACCGTGCTTCTTGGCCGCGTAGTTGATCGACGACCCCTTCTCGCTGATACCCATGATGTTGGCAGCAGCTGCTCGGCCTCTGTTGGTTTCGGCCTTTACTGCGATGTGCTGAGCGGCTACACCCGCGGTCATCGCAAGAGCTACCCCAGCCAATCGAGCGCCGGCGACGATCTGCTTCCGGTATCGAACGGCTAGCGTTCCCGCGACGATAGCCTTCCGTCGGTTCATGTTGCGGGTCTTGTACTCGGCGGCGCGAGCATCACTCAGAGCAGTACCTTCGTGCAGCTTGCTGTTGATGCGATGCACAGCGTTGGTACCGAGCTTCTTGCGGTCGTAGCTGCGACTGGCGGGGCTGTAACTGGAGTGGACCGGCAGACTCTTGCGAACACCCCACTTCATACCCTTCACGCCGGCATGGATGAGTTCTCCGGGCGTGTCCGGCTTCTCCAGATAGTGCTTCACTCGAAAGCCTCCTTGTTGGCCTTGTAGGCGACGTAAGCGTCCATCAGAGCGGCGACATTATCGATCTTCTCTTCTTGACGGCGCTTCAGAAGCTTTCGGTTTCCGTTCGTATCCTCCAGTGTGATTGCGTTACCCATGGCGAATGTCATGAGTGACTGATCAAACCTGAGCATTCGTTCCTCGCTCAAGGTCTTTAGCTCACCGAGGGGAACCGATTCGGTCTTGGCACCCTGAATAACCTTCTCGATACCATAAGGACCGTTCTCCTGTTCCCAGCGAGTGACGAATTCCTTGGCGTTGTACGGGTCGAACCCGAGAGATCGAACATCGTAGCCGGCCTTTATTATGAACGCATCTAGGTCGTCGTAGACTTCCATCATGTCGAGAATGGTCCCCTCGAGAACGTGGAGACTGCCCTCGTCGATGAATTCTTCGTACTTTCTACGCATCGCACCCGAAAGCTTATGCAACGTCAAAGACGTAATGTAGCTTCGAGTTTTTACCCCGAAACCGTTAGAAATCGGGAAAAGGAAAGTGAATGCACAGAAGTCGTCACCCTGGGAGAGGTCGGCGCCAAGAGCACACGGCATACCCCAGAATTCTCTCGGTCGGTGCGGAAGCGTCTCTTCGTACGTGAAGAAGTAGGTGTACCCCTCCATCGGAATTCCGAAACGCTTGGCCAAGATGTCGTTCCTGGCTGCAGGGGCTTTCTCAGCTCTTTCGACATCTCGTTGGTAGGTGTCGTAAGTTATGGTCTTACCCAAGTTTGGATTGGCTTTGAGCCACATCGCGGGGTCGTTTACTTCCTCCAGTTCGTCCAGCTTGTAATGCCAGATCGAAACGTGCGGAGCAAGGTATTCACCCTTGAGAATGTCGGCCAACTCCATCTTGATGGTGTCACCGCTACCGTTTCTGACCGTGCCTTCGGAGCTGATGGCTACGATCAGATAATCATCCAGTTTGGAAGCGCCTTGTTCGACAGCACCGACGACATCTTCCCGAAGATCGCCGGAAAGCCATTCGTCAATGGTGGAAACCTTTGGACGAAGTCCCTGGAGCTTGTTGATGGACATCGGACGGACTTCGAGAAGCGATCCGGTGAGGAAGTTCTCGATGCCTTTCTTGGTGGACACCAACTTTTGTCGATTCATGCGCGAACCGGTTGTGTTCTGCAATGATCCGTCAGTGAGGAACTTGAACAAAG